CGCAGGGGGACAAGCTCTTGTTTGGTTCACAGAGCCGCTGACAAACGGTGTGACATTGCCCGGCACTGCCAATACGGTTACCCCTTTTATACGAGGGCGGGAGTCTGCGACGACAGTCAATGCGGGCGCGGCAATCACCGTAGACCGTTGCAATAACTCTGGCACCGTGATCAGCAATATATTGACTACTACGGCTATCGGGGCCGAGTACACAACGGCTGACGCTCTTCGGTCGCTTGGGTACTCAGGAACCGCTACAACGCTTGCTGCGGGTGATCGAATCAAGTTTACGCTTAGGGTTGTCAATGTCGGAACAATGGCTGTTGGAACTGTCACAAATACATACGACGGCCCAGCAGGCGCAGCAGCCGGAAATACCTTTGTGCGGTTTTCTCCTAATTTTGTGACCGACGAGATCATTGAGATCAATCAATACCAAGGCGGCAACACCTACGGCTACAACTGAGGAAAAACTGACATACTATGTCATTGCTGCTGCTCTTCAAGGGCGGAGGTTCTCCAACACAGAACCTTAGTCCTGCTCGCGTCGAGAACAGCAACACCTTTTATGCGGCCACTGTATCGGCCACATACACGTTATCTCCACCGCTTGTACAGAACACAAGCGTCTTCTATGGTCCGACGATCACGCAGGGCACGACGCTGTTGCCCGCGCGATATGACAACGCCAATGCGTTCTATAGCCCGACACTAACACCCGGTTCGGTAACGCTGACGCCTGCGCGGTACGACAACACGCAGGTCTTCTACTCTCCGACCGTTACCCCAGGCACGGTCACACTCTCGCCTGCGCGGTACGACAACGTCAATGCATTTTACGCCGCGACGGTTACCCGGGGCACAGTTACCTTAAGCCCCGCGCGGTACGATAACGCCCAGGTCTTCTACAGTCCGACGGTAACGGCTGTAGCAACTAACCTAAGCCCCGCGCGGTACGATAACGCCCAGGTCTTTTACAGTCCGACGGTAACGGCTGGGGCAGTCACCTTAAGTCCGGCACGGTACGACAACGCCCAGGTCTTTTACAGTCCGACGGTAACGGCTGGGGCAGTCACCTTAAGTCCGGCGCGGTACGATAACGCGCAGGTCTTCTACAGTCCTACGGTAACGGCCGGGACGGCTACTTTAAGACCAGCGCGGTACGATAACGCGCAGGTCTTCTACAGTCCTACGGTAACGGCTGGGGCGGTTACCTTAAGTCCGGCACGGTACGACAACCTCCAAGTCTTTTATGGCCCCACGGTCATTCCGATAACCTACGTCAACCTGACGGGGATTTCGGCGACGGGGACGGTAGGCACCGTGACCGCGGTCGGCGGTGCAAGCACCGAGGTATCTGGTGTTTCTGCCGAGGGCCAGATCGGGTCGGTTGCGGTCACGGGGACGGCGGTAGTCTCTGTTTCGGGTGTTTCGGCGGCGGGTCAGGTGGGCAGTGTTGTGGCCCAGGCTGGGGCCGAGGCCCTTGTTTCTGGGGTCTTTGCGACTGGTGCGGTGGGCACGGTCTCGTTCACGGCGGACACTTTTGTACAGGTGACTGGGGTGTTCGCGTTTGGGCGTGTCACTCCAGTGCTTATTTGGTCTTTGGTGGATGACAGCCAGACGGCTACTTGGCAGAATGTGGATGATTCGCAGGCGGCTGGTTGGAGTGTGGTGGATGACAGCCAGACGGCTACTTGGCAGAATGTGGATGATTCGCAGGCGGCTGGTTGGGTCGTGGTCAATGACAGTAATTCTGTGACGTGGTCTGAGGTCGTCACCTAAGGGATGTGAAATGCCGAGTACTTATTCGAGTAATCTTAAGATTGAGTTGATGGCCACGGGCGAGAACGCCAATACGTGGGGCAACATCACCAATACCAACCTCGGCACGACGCTTGAGCAAGCGATTGTCGGGCTTGGCAATCCGGTGTTTGCGTCTGACGCGAACCTGACGATCACCCTGACGAACACGAACGCGGCCCAGGCAGCCCGGGCCTTGGTCCTTAATGCGACCTCCTCGGTCAGTTTGACGGCTACTCGGGAGTTGGTGGTTCCGACGTTTCAGAAGCAGTACATCGTTCAGAACAATACGACGGGCGGGCAGAGTATTACGGTCAAGACGTCTGCGGGTACGGGCGTCACGGTGCCTAATGGGCGCAAGGCGCATTTGTATGTGGATGGCACGAATGTCATCCAGATGTTTGATTTTGTGGACATCAATGGCGGGACGATTGACGGGACGGTAATTGGGGGCGCTACCGCTGCCGCGGGCACGTTTACCACGGTCAACGCGACTACTGTCAATGCGACCACCCTCGATCTGACGAACCTTGAGACCACGAACATCAAGGCCAAGGATGGGACGAGCGCCGCGACGATTGCGGATTCGACCGGGGTGGTGTCCTTTGTTGCGAACCCGGTTCTTTCCGGGGGAACCGCTAATGGGGTTTTGTATCTCAATGGCAGCAAGGTCGCGACCAGTGGGAGCGCGCTGACGTTTGATGGGACAAACTTGGCTACCACGGGCAACGTCACGCTTGGGGACGCCTCCACAGACACCGTGACGGTGAATGGAACTATGGGAGTTGGTGGCGCGGTAGCAAGCGCCTCCTTTGCGGTCAATGTTCGCAGCACCGCTTTAACCTCAACAACGCAAGTTGGGGTGGTTTCTGCTCCAGTTGGCACATCGGCTGCCACAGCAAACGTAATCGGTTTTTACGCATTTCTAGGCACTGCTGCTACTGCATTTACAACGTCTCTTGTTGCCGGGTTGAGGGTTGATGATGCTATAAAAGGCGCAGGAAGCACGATCACAAACCAAAGTGCCGTCTACATCAACGATCAAACCCAAGGCACTAACAACTACGGCATTACCTCTCTTGTTTCCGCCGGCGCGAACAAGTGGAACATCTACGCTTCTGGCACTGCGAATAATTATTTTTCTGGGTTCGCAAAATTCGGCAGTGCCTCCGCCCCATCTACTCCTCTTGACGTTGACAACATTGGCAGCGGGGCAAACACATTAACCAGGGGGATGTGGATCAGGACGGTAGATCTCGGCGCAAGCACCGGTAATGCAGGCGTTTACTTGAGCGCACCTTACGCATCAGGCACGACAAATGAGGCGTTCTTCCGAGTTAAGCGCGGAGCAGGGAGCGTTTATAACGGCGCAGAGATAGCGTTTAACGGCCAGTTTAGGTTCCTGGGCAGTTTGACGGAAGACACTTCCGAACGCATGCGCATTGATGCCTCAGGTAACGTGAGCATCGGAACCGCCTCCCCCACTAGCACCTTGTCGGTTAACGGAACCGCAAACGTAACGGGCAACGTCACGCTCGGAGATGCCTCCACAGACACTGTGACGGTGAATGGGTATATGGCGGTTGGGGGTGCGGTGTCCTCGACTGTTGGTGCATACATCAGAAACAATGCGCTAACGGGGGTCAACCAGTACGGAATTCGTGTCGGTGTAGCGGGAACCTCTGCCGGAACGAACAGTGTCCGCGGGATGTATGTGGCCGTTGAGACGGCGGCGGCCGCATACACAACAAATACTGTGGTCGGGGTTCAGGTAGATAACATCATTAAAGGTGCCGGCTCAACGGTCACAAATGCCTATGGAATTTTTCTTGGCGACCAAACCCAAGGCACCAACAACTACGGCTTAGTCTCCGCAGTTTCCGCCGGCGCGAACAAGTGGAACATCTATGCGACTGGTAATGCAGATAATTATTTTAACGGGAATATCGGCCTTGGTGTTACGCCGAGCGCGTGGAGTGTTATTAGAGCTATCCAAATCGGCGGGGCTTATGGTCAGTCCTTCTATGCTGATAACGGGGCCACGCAAGTAGGCTTGGCATCAAATGCCTATTACAGTTCTACTGGATGGAAATATTTCGACGCAAATGTAGCTTCAAGATACTTCCAGGATACCGGTGCTCACTATTGGTCTAGCGCTCCATCAGGAACCGCTGACGCGGCGCTCACGTTTACTCAATTGATGACGTTGAGCAGAGAGGGGAACCTTGGAATAAATACGGCACCAAACGCCAGTTGGGGGCCGAATTTCAGGGCAATTGAGATGTCTGCAGCATCAAGCTCAAACATCGTCGCCCGTGTAAATGCGATGAGCGTGGGGACAAACTACTACATAGATTCTGGGTCCAACTTCGTCTACTCCTATACGACGCAGAACGCCACAAGGTACACCCAGACTTTTGCGGGCCAGCATCAATGGTTCACCGCCCCAGCCGGTACCGCGGGCAATGCCATCAGTTTCACGCAGATGATGACGCTGGATGCGGACGGAGATCTCGGCATTGGCACGACTGCGCCTGCCGCAAGGCTTGAGTCGTCCGTCTCGTCTGCTGGGGCGACTGCGGAGGTTTTGCGACTGAGCAACCCAGGCGCTGGAGTGAATACTCAGGCGCAAATCAATTTTTTCACCACAGCGACGTCATACGGGACCATCTCTGGCGGCTATGGCGCATCTGCGCCGCAGATGACGTTCAACTTGCCGAGTGCCACTGCGGGCAATTATGTCTGGCAAATCTCTACAGCCGAGCGGATGCGCCTCGACGCCTCCGGCAACCTAGGGATTGGCACAACTTCGCTTGGGGCGAGGCTGCAAGTCGCTTCCTCTGCTTATGCCGCTCATTTTGGAGAAGGTACCGGCAACGCCGGAATTGATTTTCGGAATCGTCTTAGCGCGCTACCGACAACAGGAACTGTAGCCACAATAGCGTGGCTGGAAAGCACTTCTGGCTTTACCGCAGGCTCGCTACTTATTGGAGCTCGCCCTGCGACCGGGCAGGTAGTCCTAAGCTCCAGCGGCGCGGCGGATGTCCTCCTCAATACCTCCGGCAACCTCGGTCTTGGTGTCACGCCGAGTGGGTGGACAGTTGGAAGGACTATTCAAGTTCACGCCGTAAACGGAGGGTTTTTGCATGGCGCAACTCTTCAAGGCATTATTGGAATTAATGCCTATTTCGATGGCAGTTGGAAATATGCCGGCACCGGGATAGCCTCTCGGTATGAGCAACAGACAGCGGGGCATCTGTGGTACACCGCCCCTTCTGGCACCGCAGGCAATGCCATCACCTTCACCCAGGCGATGACCCTGGATACAAACAACCGTCTGTTGGTAGGCACTACTACCAACACCAATAGTTCGACGGTTGTTTCCGGTGGCACCATCTCCGAGACGGTCAGCAGCACCCAGTATCTCGTTGCCAGCCAATACGACATCGGTACCGCGCCCAATGAGATCCCGATTAATGGATATCTCGGTGCTCTCGCGTATGAGGATAGCGAGTTTTATGCTCCTGCAGTAGGCTCTGGGATTACTGCAGGGACGGGCACTATCTGTAAGACCAGCTTCTCTGTCCAAGGCGGCATGAAGCTGATGAGCGTGGTGATTGACCTTACAGGCCTAAATAGCGGGGGAACTGCTGGCGACATCATCGGGGTCAACGGCACCGCCAATCCCTGCTACATTGCGCTGATTCCATCGACTTATACGGTTCTTGGGGGAAGGATGACCTGTTTGGAAACCCCTGCCGGAGGCGATACAGACATTGATTTGTATAGCGCCGTGGAAGGCACTGGGGTAGAGGATCAGGCAATTACTGCTTTGACCGAGACACAGATTATCAACGCGGGAGCACAGACGCGAGGAACTGTCACGTATTTCTCTGCAGATCCGGCAGAAAATACCTATTTCTACCTCGTAGGCCAAGGCACCGCCAACGCCACCTATACCGCAGGGCGCTTCCTGATCGAAGTTTTCGGAGCCTAATATGAGCCTATCAAATAACTTCCCTGCCGCTCGTCCCACCCTGAATCTGGACTTTGCTAACGTCGGGGCGCTTGATCCGCGGATCACGTTCACTCGCGCAAGCATAGGGACATTCACAGGCAGCAATGGCCTGATTCAGACGGCCGCGGCGGGGGTGCCGAGGTTTGACTATGACCCGGTGACGCGAGCCGCTAGGGGCTTGCTGATCGAGGAGCAGCGGACGAATCTGCTGACATATAGCGAGGACTTCAGCAATGCGGCGTGGAATAAAACAAACACTACTGTTACTCCTAATTCCATCGTGTCTCCGGATGGAACCACTTCCGCTGACAAACTCGAAGCAGCGACGACAGCTTTTACAGGAGTGAGTCGTGTTGTCACTGCAACTTCAACAGCACTAACCTATTCAATATATGCAAAAAAAGGTAGTGGCGCCACAGATTTAAATAGCTTCGGGTTGCGTAACTCAACAACTTCCACCAATCTTGTGATTGGCACTTTTAACTATGACACCGGGGTTTGGTCTGGAACAGCCGGAGTCATTGTTTCTAGTGCAGGTGATGGGTGGTGGAGAATCCAGATTGCAGCGAGCAGCGGCATAACTGTCGGTGACAGTATGATTGTCTATTTAGGAGGTACTGGGAACACTGAAACCGCTGGTGAATTTGCGTACTTTTGGGGCGCTCAACTAGAAGCAGGCGCATTCGCCACCAGCTACATCCCGACCGTAGCTACTCAGGTAACGAGGTCGGAAGATTTTGCAAGGATGACGAACGTTTCTCCTTGGTACAACGCAGCGCAAGGCACATTGTTCTACGAGATGACGTTCGATGCTTCGTATAACTACCCGGTTACGCCGACCTTTTATCAGTCCGCTTCTGCAAACGGCAACATTATTGGCGTGTACTCAAACACTGCAACTCAGTTTGTCGGTCTTATACGTTCTGGCTCCGTCAATCAGGCATCAATGGGGGTCAATGGGACAGTTTTAGGAGAGCATAAAACCGCAATTGCTTATTCTGCCGGGAGCGCGGCGGTGGCTGTGGATAACCTAGCGGTCGTAACAGGAGCACCTGCCACGTTGCCGACGATTGACACGCTGGGCATCGCTGGACTTCAGTCCGGGTATACCCAGGTAGGAAACGCAGTAGGTCACATCCGACGTATTACCTATTACCCCATTCGCGTGTCCAACGCGCAACTTCAAGCCCTCACTTCTTAAGGAGTCATCATGAGCGCAACATTCACCTGGACCATTTCCCAACTTGACTGCTACCCTCAGGCTGACGGCTACACTGATGTGGTGGTCACGGCCCATTGGCAATGCACCGGGGTGCAGGACACCTACACCTCGCAGGTTTACTCGACCTGCTCCTTTCCTCCGCCGACGGACCCTTTCACGCCTTACGATCAACTGACACAAGACCAAGTACTGGGTTGGTGCTGGGCCAACGGCGTTGATAAGAACGATGCCGAACAAGCCGTGCAAACGCGGATCGATGCACAGATAGTCCCTCCGATCGTTTCGCCTCCGCTGCCTTGGGCCTCTGCATAAGCAGGATCTGCAATCTTATGCAGGCTCTTAAGTCTAAAACGGTACTATTCGCGGTACTCCTGGCGGTCCTTAGCGTCCTCCAGGGGTTCGTGTTCCATCTGCCGATCTCCCCGTTGGGGCAGGCAGTCGTCGGCTGCGTGATTGCAGTCATTGTCACCGTCCTTCGTTTCGTAACTACTCAACCTATCTCACAAAAATGAACGACCAAAAAGTCCAACTGACTCTTGCCCTCGTTAACGGTGTCATCCAGTACCTTGGTACGCGGCCCTACGCTGATGTTTTCCCCTTGATCGCTGCGCTGCAGGAACAGGCTTCTGCCTCTGTTAAAGCTGCTGCAGAGCAGCCGGCATCTGAGGACTGACCATGTTAGACATGCTGGGCGGCGGTATCCTCGGTTCCCTGTTGGGCGGGGTCTTCCGCCTTGCTCCGGAACTCCTGAAGTGGTTGGACAAGCGCAACGAGCGTCAGCATGAGCTCTTGATGTTCCAGCGTCAGTGCGAGCTTGAAGTCCAGCGTGGACAGCAAAAGCTTGCGGAGATCGGGGCCCAGCGTGAGGCTGCCATTGATTCGGGCGTCATGGGAGCGCTGAGCGCGGCCATCCAGCAGCAGGCCGATATGGCCAAGGCTGCGGGTGGCTGGGCAGCATCGCTGAGCGCCTCTGTACGCCCGGTGGCCACCTACTGGATTCTTCTAATCTGGTCCTTTGTCCATGTTTGGTTTGCCGTGAACGGCTGGCTGTCAGGGTTGCCTGCGGCTGAGGTGTTCAAGGCTGCGATGTCAGCGGACTTTAGTGCGCTTGTCGCTGGAACCCTGAATTACTGGTTCCTTGACCGCACCCTGGCCAAGAGGAATCTGGCGTGAATTTAGATGCAGCGGTGGAGTTATGTCGACACTTCGAGGGTTTTCGGAGCAAGCCGTACCTCTGCCCTGCGAATGTTCCGACGATTGGGTACGGTAGTACCTACTATGCGGACAAGCGCAAGGTCCAGCTGACGGATCCGTCGATCACGGAGCCTGAAGCGCGGCAATTATTGCTGCATGAGTTGATGCATACGTACGCTCCGGGGACAATACGGTTGTGCCCCGGGCTGCTTGTGCTTGGCACGTCAACAGGTGAGTGGGGCCCGCTTAACGCGATTGTCGATTTCTCGTATAACCTTGGAGTAGGAAGGTTGCAGACCAGCACCTTGAGGCGCAAAATCAATGGCCAAGATTGGGAAGGTGCTCGCGAGGAATTGATGAAGTGGACACGGGGCGGGGGGAAGGTTCTCCCCGGGCTTGTACGTCGTCGGCAGGCGGAATGCCGGCTAATACCCTAGGAAGCAAGATGAACGAAAAGCCGGTGTGGGACAAGAAGCGGCCTAAGGGCCTGGGCAAGCCTAAGGGCTTGAGCCCCGCAAAGAAGACAGCGGCCAAGAAGATGGCGGCGGCCGCGGGCCGGCCCTACCCTAATCTTGTGGACAACATGCGTGCGGCTCGTAAGAAGAGCTAATCATGCCGCTGTTTCGGCTCTTTCTTAAGCCCGGGATCGACAAGCAAAACACCGAGTATGGTGCGGAGGGCGGCTGGGTCGACGGCGACTATATTCGGTTCCGCTATGGCCTGCCTGAAAAGCTGGGCGGCTGGACCAACTTTAACAACACCGAAGCGTATTTCATCGGATACACCAGCGAGGTGTTTACGTGGACCGCGCTAGACGGATCACCGCGCGCGGCCCTTGGGACCAATAGAAAACTGTATGTGTTCTATGGCGGCGCGTGGGCGGATGTCACTCCGATCCGAGCCACCGCCACTGGCGTGACGTTTGACACCACGAACGGCAGCACGAGTGTGGTGGTTAACGACACGGCGCACGGGGCGATCACGGGCGACTTCGTGACCTTCTCCAGCGTAACAGGAAATCCTGGCGGGATTCCCAATGCGGACTTGGACAACGAGTTCGAGATTGTTGAGGTTTTGGGCTTTGATTCTTACCGCATCACGTCCCCCACGCAGGCCACTAGCACGGCGGCTGGCGCGGGCACGGCCACTGCGGCATATCAGATTAACGTCGGCGCGGACCAAGGGTACACGGACTTTGGCTGGGGCACGGGCACTTGGGGTTTCTTCACCTGGGGAACACCCCGTACGCCGTCTGCCGGCCTGCAGCTTAATCCTCGTGTGTGGCAGTTCGACGTTTATGGCGAGAACCTGATCGCGCAGTTGGTTGATGGGGGCGTTTACGAGTGGATGCCTAGCTCGGGCCTTGGAACACGGGCCGTGGCCCTTGCAGGGGCTCCCACCAAGAGCAAATACGCGTTGGTTTCCACTCCTGACCGCCATCTGGTGTGCTTTGGCACGGAGAGTGTGCTGGGCACGACAACGTCGCAGGATCCGATGTTTGTGCGGTTCTCTGACCAAGAGAACATCGGGGAGTTTGCGGCCACAGCGACTAATACGGCGGGTGGCCAGCGCTTGACTGACGGCAATACGATTATTACCGCGGTACGTTCACGTGGCCAGATCCTGATTTGGACGGATACGTCGCTTCATGGCCAGCAGTACTTAGGGCCGCCTTATACCTTTGGCTTCCAGCAGCTAGGGGCTAACTGCGGGTGTATCGCGCCTCATGCAGCGGCGGACGTCAATGGCGTGGCCTTTTGGATGGGCCGTGATGCGTTCTTCATGTTCGACGGTGCGGTTAAGAAGATCCCGTGCACCGTGCAGGATTACGTATTCAAGGACATCAACCTTGTACAGAACTTCCAGGTTCATATTGGCATCAATACCCAGTTTAATGAGGTGACGTGGTGGTATTGCTCTAGCACGAGCGCTTTTATTGACCGGTTCGTTAGCTTCAATTACCTGGAAAACGTCTGGTCGATTGGCACGATGTCGCGTACGTCGTGGGCGGATACGGGGACTTTCACCAAGCCTCTTGCTTCTGCGTATGATGAGGACTCTACGCAGGCTCCGACGTATGGGGACCCTATTTACGGCCTTACTGCTGGGCGCACTCGGCTGTATAACCAAGAGGACGGGGTTGACGCAGCGGATCAACCGATGGAGTCGTACATTGTCTCTGGATACTTTGATATCGGGGACGGAGATAGCATGGTGTTCATGAAGCGGTTTATCCCCGACTTCCAGAACCAAAACGGCAATCTTACTGTGCGGCTTTTGCTGAGGGCGTTCCCGCAATCGACGGCCACGCCGAGCTCATTGGATCCGTATGTGATTACTCCGACCACGCAAAAGGTCGATACTCGGGCGCGAGGCAGGCAGATTCAATTGCGGGTCGAAAGCGACGAGTTGGACAGCAATTGGCGGTTCGGTACCATGCGAGTTGACATTCAGCCCGATGGCTTGCGATGAGCAAGATCACAAACGTACGTCTGCCGAATGCGGTTGCTCAGAACTACAGTCCTGAGCAATTTAACCAGTTGGTGCGTTCGCTTGAGCAGGTCATTTTCCAGCTTAACAACACGTATTCTCCGGTTGTCACCGAAGACAAAGACTCCGCCTATGCGTGGTACGGAGACGGCGGGGGTTCTATGGACACAAGCGGCATGGCGGTTCCTGTTTCCCTTGGTGGCACCAATCTAGACGCGTTTGGCAGGCTGCGCGTTAGCAGCCCGCTGACCTTGTTTGATTCCTCTCATCGTTATGCGGACAACAACCTGTGGGCAAACAGCATCACAGGCACTGCAGCGGCCACGTTCAATGCAGACGAAGGGCTGGTTAACCTGACCGTGGGGTCGGCCAGCGGAGACCAGATTATTCGGGAGACGATCAAGGTCTTCTCTTATCAGCCGGGTAAGAGCCTGCTGGTGATGAACACTTTCGTGTTTGGGACGGCCAAAGCCAATCTTCGCCAGCGGGCAGGCTATTACGGCGCTGCTAACGGCGTTTATTTTGAGCGCGAAGGCTCGGTCAATTACATGGTTGAGCGCAGCAGCGTGACGGGAGCCCCTGTCAACACCCGTGTAGCGCAAGCAAACTGGAACCAGGATCCGTTGGACGGCACCGGGCCGTCGGGCTTGACGCTGGATTCGTCAAAAGCACAGATCCTGTACATGGATATTGAGTGGCTCGGTCTTGGCACTGTCCGCACCGGGTTCATCATCGATGGGGCCTTTGTCCCTGCGCATAACTTTGACCACGCCAACCTAGTCAACACCACCTACATCACCACCGCCTCCTTGCCGCTTCGGTATGAGATGACCAATACGGGGGCTACCTCCGGGAGCAGTACTCTCAAGCAGGTTTGCTCGACGGTGATTTCTGAGGGCGGGTATGAGTTGCGCGGGGCCCAGTTGTCCGCTGGAAACACGATCACCAGCCCCAAAACACTGACCACCGCTGGAACCTTTTACCCGGTGGTGTCCCTCCGTTTGAAGTCCACCAAGATAGATGCGATTGTCATCTTGACAGCGGTGTCGATCCTTGGGATCACGAACAACGCAACCTACAAGTGGGAAGTGGTCATGGCCGGCACCACGACCGGGGGCACTTGGGTTAGCGCGGGGACAAATTCGGCCGTTGAGTACAACATCACCGGCACCGCTTTCTCCAGTACTGGTGGCCGTATTCTGGCTACGGGCTTTTTCCAAGGCTCAAACCAAGGGTCCAACAGCGTGGACATCCTTAAAGAGGCGCTGTTTGCCTCTCAGCTTGAGCGTGACCCGTTTACCCCGACTTTTTACGAGTTGACGCTTGCCTGTGCCGCCGCGGCCAACAATGATCAAGTGCTTGGTTCCATGGACTGGGAAGAGATCAGTCGGTAAGGAAAAAACATGGCTAACAAGTACTTCCGCAAGGTTCTGATCCCGTCGGCCGCCACGGCCACGGATCTCTATGAAGTGCCCACGGCCAACGCATCCGTTGTACGGTCGCTGCGGGTGACCAATGCCGGATCTGGTGGCGCTTCGATCACCGTCACGCACACAGGGACGGGGACGACGTACTACCTGCAGAAGGATCGCTCGTTGACCGCTAACACCACGTTTGACGTGTTCAACGGCATTCCTTGTGTGCTGGAGGCGGGCGATAAGCTTCGGGTTACCTCCAGTATCGCTGGAGTTCATTTTTATTTGTCCTACATGGAAATGGATCGGAACTGATCGGTGGACAAATCTTGCTTCGTTGTCGGATAATTTGGCCTGATAACGCGTCCTTTTCCGGCGCGCGGCTCGCTAGAGCTATTGGCCACTATCGGAAAGGATGATCATGGAAGATGAAGGCATCATGGCGCTTCCTCAGGGGATGCCCATGACCGAGGGACAGGACGCTGCGCCTCCCGTTGTGACCAGTGCAGACTCTTACGACGCCGCTCAAACGGCGTTGGGCATGGTCAATCCGGATGAGCTTGCTGCGCTCAAGGATGAGCTTCGCATGAGCATGGGCGAGCTCCAACTGTCCCCTGCGGAACTCAACCAGCTTATCGAGATCTTCGAGAACCTCTCTCAAAATCCTGGCGAGTATCCCCGCCTGCGAGAAGAGGTTATCCAGAAGGACATTGTTGACCCGGAGGATCTTCCTGAGCAGTACGATCCCGAGTACCTTGGAATGGTGCTGGTCGTCCTGAACGAACTGAAGATGTCTCAGGTGCAGGGAGCCCAGGCTCCGATGATGTCCGAGCCGCCGGCCATGGGCCCCGAGCCAATGGCCATGGCCAGTGGCGGGCTGGCCGATATGGCCACGTATCTGGCATCGAAGGGTCGCAATGGCGACACGATGCTCGCTCACATTACCCCGGAAGAGGCGCAACTGCTTCAGTCAAGAGGCGGCTCTGGGACGATCAATCCTTCTACCGGGCTGCCTGAGTTCTTCCTGAAGAAGCTGTTCAAGGGAATTAAAAACGCTGTCAAGAAGGTTCTTAGCAGCAAGGTTGGACGAGTCCTGGCTACGGTAGGACTGGCCTTGGTCCTCGGACCAGCTGGAGTGGGCCTGTCGATGGCGACGGCCGCAGGCGTAGCAGGGGCCGGTACTACGTTGATGGCAGGCGGCTCGGTCAAAGATGCCCTGATTGCCGGTGCCATGGGCTACATTGGCGGTGGCGGCACGATCATGGGGGCTAGCCCCGTGTCAGCGGTTGGGCAGTATTTGCCCGGCGCTGCGGGAACCGCTTTGAACACCGGCCTGTCCACCGCTGCCATTGGCACGGGCGTGGGCATGGTGGCAGGGATGAAGCCCCTTGAAGCGCTGAAGATGGGCGCGATGTCAGGCGCTTCCGCTGCGGCTCTTCAAGGTCTCCAAGGCACCAAGGCGGGAGAGATTCCTCTGGAGGGTCGGGCACCGATCTCCGAGGCAGTTCCCATGCCCAGAGGAGAAACTGGCATTGGGCAGCTTGGTACTGCCCAAGATGTTTTGGCAGGCCAAGGCGCGCAGGTGACTCCGCTGGGTCCTGACGCGGGTGCGGCCATGGGCGCTCCGACTCCGAACTATCTGGCGTATCCGCCCCCGGGCGAGTTCACCCCACCCACGGCGTCTGGGGCACCCACTCCGAACTATCTGGCGTATCCGCCCCCGGGGGAGTTCGTCCCTACCGAGGGAGATTACTACAAGCAAATCGGCATCAACCCCGACAAGATGGTGGCCCAAGCGGGCCCCCGTCCCAGTAATGTGGCCATTGAGCGCGGCACGCTAGGCATGACCGGGCTTGGGGACAGCGCGCGGCAGTTGATGAAGGATCCTGTGGCCGTGGCCACGGACTTCTACAACCAGAACCTTTCCCCCAATCGTCCTGGCCTGCCGTCAGACGCAGGTCTGATTCGGCGCTACGCTCCCTTGGCGGCAGCAGGAACGGCGGTTCTTGGGGCGACTGGAGGCTTCAAGGGCGAGCCGGCCAACCCGGCTCCGTTGTTCAACCGTTCGTACGGCGGCCTAGACTTCATCCGGGACAACCCAGAGATGTTCAAGGGGGGCCTGGACTTTGGCTACGTTCGCCCGAACTCCCCGCCTTCGTCCGTGGTGCCCCCTCCGCTGACCTACAACACCATCCCCGTAAGTCAACCGACCACGGCCATTCCGATGGGCGTGACGAACTCCCCCCAAGGGGTCCTTCAGCCCTATAACGTATCGGGCCTGTATGGGGTGCCAATGGTCTACCAACCGCCTGTACGGCGGTATGCGGAGGGAGGCCAAGCCACGCAGTTCCCCCGTAAAACGGGCCCGATCAACGGACCGGGGACAGGCACTTCGGATTCCATCCCAGCGATGCTATCGGACGGGGAGTTTGTGTTCACTGCTAGGGCGGTCAGAAACGCCGGGAACGGTAGCCGCCGCAAGGGGGCTGCGCGCATGTACAAACTGATGAAGATGCTCGAAGGCGGGCCCGTAAAGGCGAAGTGACATGGCAGAGAACACCATTACCCAACAGATTGTCCGGGAAGACCCGGCAATCGAGGCGTATAAGCTAAAGCTGCTGGAGCAGGCACAAAAGCTTGCCTTCAACACGGGAGCGGAGCAGACGCTCGCCCAGCAGTTACCTGGATATCAGGTAGCGGGGTTCACCGACCCGCAGACGGCGGCGATGAATGCTGCCGCGCAGATGGGGGTCGGGGCATTCAACCCCTACCTCGCCGCGGCAAACCAAGCCCTTGGTGGCGCGTATGGGACCACCGCGGAAGCCGCGGACCTGATGCGCGCGGCCGACACGCGGCGTCAATTTACCGACGCCCAACTGGCAATGCAGCAAGCCGGTGCTGCCACGGGTCAAATGGTTGAGCAGGGTGCTGCCCCGATTGGCGCAGGGCTGGCCGCGCTCCAAGCAGCGGGGAACAGGATTGCCGGCGCAGATACATCGGCGCGATTTACCCCCGCGTACCAGGACATCAACACGGGCATTGGCTCACTGGCCACGGCCCAGAACATGGCGGCGCTGTCTAGCCAAGCCGACCTTACCCCTGCTACCGCCGCCATCCAGCAAGGTTTGATTGGATCGGCTGAAGCGCAACGGATAGCGGCCCTTTCGGCCGGAGCGGATTTCTCTGGTTCGCAGGAGCTACTTCGCCAAGCGGCGGGGCAGACAGCCGGAGCACTCCCTAACTTTCAGAGTGCGCAAGCGGCTACCTCCACCGGCATGCAGCAAGGTGCCTTGGCCGCGCAAATGGCGGCGCAGGCAGCGCAGCAGCCGGGGTTTGGGTTACAGGAGGCCTATCTTGGAATGGCCGGGCAAGCCGCAGGTCGCGCGGGCCCCTCCAGCTTTTTGGGCGCAACCCAGGGCTTGGGCCGTGCTGGACTGACCGCGGAACAGGCTTCGCGAGAGGCCGCAATGGCCGCCTCGCAGCCGGGGTTTGGGGCCGGAATAGGAACTGCTCTGTCCGCCGCGGATCAAGCGCGGATGGCAGCGGCGCAACCTGGGTTTAACGCTGCCCAGCAAACTGGAATGAGTGCTGCCCAGGCGGCCATGCAGGCAGCTAACCAGCCGGGGCTTCAAGGAGGCGTGTCCGCCCAGTTTGCTGCTGCCCAGGAAGCCGCACGCGCTGCTCAGCAGCCGGGGTTTGGCGCAGCACAACAGGCTATCCAAAGTGGCATTGGCCAGCTAGGTGGCGCAGCGCAGGCATACAACCCTGCATCGGCGCAAGCCTTCATGAACCCGTACCAGCAGCAGGTAATTGACGAGGCCATGCGCCAGATCAATCGCCAAGGTGCGATTGCGCAGCAAGGGCTTGCCTCCCAGGCCGTGCGCGCGGGGGCGTTTGGCGGAGAGCGGGAGGGCGTGCAGCGTGCGGAGCTTGAGCGCAATCTCATGGATCAGCGCGCCTCTACCATCTCCAATCTGCTGAATCAAGGCTACAGCCAAGCTCAAGCTCAGGCCATGGCCGCCTTTGAGCAGCAGCAACAGCGACAGGCTTCCACTGCGCAGGGCATCGGGCAGCTTGGAACGCAGCAAGCTGCCATCGCAGCACAGCAGGCGGGCCTCGGACAAAGCGCCGCGGGCATGCTTGGACAGGCGGGTGCGGCGGAGAGTGCCGCTGCTGTTCAACAGGCAGGGCTGCAGCAGCAAGGTGCGCAGGCCTTGTCCCAGCAAGCGGGCTTGCAGGCCAGCATTGCCGCACAGCAGGCAGGTTTGGGCCAGTCCGCTGCCCAGCAGCTTGCGCAAGCAGCGCAACTGCAGACTCAAGTCGCCTCGCAGCAAGGTCAGTTGGGGCTGCAGGCCGCACAGCAGCGCTTCCAGCAGGCCGGATTCGACGCTCAGACGGCGATGCAGTTGGCGCAACTGGAGCAAACGCAACAGCAACAGACCGCGCAGCAGTCACAGTTGCTGTCTGGGATTGGTCAGCTTTACGGCCAGCAGGCTCAGGCTCAGGGAGCTCTTGGCCAGCAGGCCGCGCAGACGGCGCTGCAACAAGGTCAGCTTGGCCTGCAGGCTGGTTCGCAGCTGGGTCAGTTTGCCGCGCAAGGCGCGCAGCTTGGCCAAGCATCCGCGGGGCAATTGGCCAACATCGGCCAGACCGTTGGTCAGCAAGCTGCGCAACAAGCCCAGCTTGGGCAAGCGGCTGCCGGCCTGTACGGCAACCTTGCACAGCAGCAGGTTGCAGCAGGACAAGGCCTCGGTCAGTTGGGCATCAACCAAGCTCAGCTTGGCCAGTCCGCTGCCAACATCTACCAGCAGGCCGCCCAGCAGTACGGCAACCTTGCCTCCCAGCAAGGCGCGCTGGCCGCCCAGCAGTCTGGCATTGGGCAAAACCTTGCCAACCTGCAGATGCAACAAGCAGGGCAATACGGACAGATGGGCAGTCAGTTGGCCAACATCTACGGCCAGCAGGGTCAGCAGTTCCAGAACATGGCGCAGGGCATCGGCCAGCTTGCCGGCCAGCAGTTCGGTATTGGCCAGCAACAGGCGCAAGGGCTGGGCGCGTTGGCCGGGCAACTCGGCCAACTGGGCGTGCAACAGGGCGCTCTTGGCCAGACCGCGCAGGCGATGCAGCAGGGCGACATCAACTTCCTATACAACGTCGGTCAGGCTCAGCAGGCGTTCAACCAGCAGGCCATCGACGCGCAGCGTGCTACCCAGCTTCAGCAGATCTACGCACCCTACCAGCAGGCCGGATTCCTGTCCGACATCTACAAGGGTGCGCCGTCTACGCAGATGTCTACACAGGCAGTCAGCCAGCCCACTGCAAGCCCGTTCCAGCAAGCCGCTGGCATCGGACTGGGTGCGCTGGCCACGGCAAGTGGCGCCAAAAAAGCAGGGCTTTTCTAAGAGGTCATGATGAGAAACCGGATGGATGAAGAGCAAGATGTCGAGAACGTCGGCATCATGCAAGGATTCATGGACTCCATGAATGAGCAGGAAGACGAAGACGAGGAAGAAGGTGACGAGGAGGGCCAGTACTCCGCCATGGACCGTCGCCCTGACTCGCCCGAAATCCTCATGAACAACCTTCGTGGGGACATGCGCTCTATCGACGCTCGTCGTGACGAACTCGCGGATCTGGTCGGCTATGCCGCAGCGTCCGAGACCCCCGAGCCGGTGCTCGCGATGCTCCAGCCGGTGCTCGCGGGCCAAGGACCAGGAGCCGCTGGCGGCATTGGCGCGCTGCCTTCTTCACAGGCCATGGCTCAAGGGCCACAGCCGCCGATGATGCCTCCTGCTGCACCGCCCATGGCTCCCGGAGCACCGGGTGCAGAGATGGCCCCTCCGCCTGGAGATGGCGGCATTGCGGCGCTGCTGGCAGGAGCAGGGGCAGGAGGGCCGCCTCCCGGTGCGCCACAACCTCCTGTACAGATGGCACGCGGAGGGTACGTCCAACATTTTCAAGCAGGGTCTAACGAGGCGGGTGTGACCCCTGTAGAGTCCGAAACCGAAAGTTCTGGTGATCTTTCGATGTACCCGCCTGATCTTGTAGCAGCCGCGCGGAACTACTCCGCAAACCTGCTGACAATGCAGCCTAAGACTGTGCCATCGCTGAAATCGCTGATGGAAAAGCGCCTTCCCGAGTACAAAGCACTTATTGGGGATAAAGGCGCTGAGCAGGCCGAAGCGGAAATGCTCTTTGGGCTGGCGCAGCGGGCGTTTAACTTCGCGGCGAACACGGACGACTCAGGACGGCCATTGAGGGGCGGTTTCGGTGCTCGTCTGGCGGGCGCAGTCAAGACCCTTCCGGCGGCGATTGGCAAGAGCGTTGAGGCGATGAACGCCATTGATCTCAAGCTCAAGACCTTGGCGATGCAGGCTTCCGAGAAGGATCAGGAAGAGCTCGTTAAAGAGAACACCGAACTGCTCAAGCGCAAGGGCGCTCTCTACTCCACCATCTTGTCCGCCCAGGCCAAGATTGACGCTAAGAAGGCGGGAGCCGGCACCAGTATCTTCGGCAAGGGGGACTGGGACTACAACGTCTTCAATATGCCGGGCATGATGGATCGTTACAGCGCAGGGCAGACTAATCCGGATGAAACCCGGCTTGTTGATTCCGCGCTTACAAAGTTCCTGACGCCGACTTACGAGACGCGGTATGACCCGGTCACCCGTGAACCGTACACTTTCCAGCGAATTCCCACGCTGCCGGGGTTTGTCCAGCAGGCCGTTGCGGCCAGGAAGGCGGGGGGTTTCTCCGCCGCTGCCACCCCGGCAATTACCCCGTCGGGCGTTAACGTACGTTTGGAGAATCCGCCTACGCAGGGGGGCCAGGGAGCGGGCCCGGGTCAAGCAGGTGCGCCGGCACCGGCTGGTACTCCGCCCAAGCCCGGTACCACTGGGCAGCTAACCGCCCCTTCCCTGTTGAACGATTGCTTTAGGATCTCGGGGCCCGTTGCGGCAAGTATCGCCGCGGTATCGGCTATTCCCGGGCTTGGCGATCCGGCGGCAGACATCACTCTTGCTCGTAAGCAAGCGGAACAGCAAGCAGAGAGGGTGGTTGATGCCCTGCTCAAAAGCGTTGCTGGAAGCGTCAAAGAACAAGAGCGCATCGGCCGCGTGATCAACATCAAGCCGTCGACCTTCAGAGACCCCGACGCCTATGGCACGGGGCTCATTGCCCTTGGATCCACCATCCAGGACATGATCCGGGAGTACGATGAGCAGGGAGCCGAGAGGTCAGGCCTAAAGCCCGAGGACAAAGGATTAGCCCGTCGGAAGTCTGCCGAATTCCGTCGAATTTATGGCATGCTGGGCCTGCCCCCTGCCGTATATTCTGTGGACGAGTTCAAGAATTATCCGCCAGGAACAGAGGTCCTCTGGAACGGCCGCACCCCTGCGAGAGTGAAATAAGGTATAGCCATGGCAGACCCGAGAGCACCAGAAGCCTCCCCTGACGAACTGCCCCCGGGCCTTTCTCCGATTGGAGGAAGCCCTAGCACACGAATCGTTACGGAGCCGTTCAAAGGAGGGGAGGACGAGCTTCCCCCGGGCCTCGCGGCATCTAGGCCTTCGCTCATGCAGCGGGCTACTGAGGCCACTATTGGAGCCGCGCAAGGTGCAGTGCGGGACTTTCCCGTAGTGGCAGGGGGTCTGGCTGGGGCCAAGTTTGGACTGGCGACTGCCCCGGCAGCCGCTTTCCTTGGCCCATTGGCCCCGCTTTACCCTGCAGCGACCACGGCCCTCGGCCTGGGGGCGGGATTCTTTGCTGGCCAACAAGCGGAGCGGATGTTCCCTGCGGTTGACCGGGAGGATCTGATCCCCTATCGGGAGGGCGGCAAGACCTTTGGCTCGTCTATTTCGACTGCCCCGTTGGCGTTTGGGCTGCCGGTCATGACCGGGAACCGCGTCTCACGGTTCATCTCTTCTATGGGAGAGATGGCACGGTCGAGTCCCAAAACCTTCATGGCAACTGAGGCCGTGACTGCCGGGTCGATGGGTGTTGCTGGAGGCGCGGCAGAAAGCTATTTCCCAGGCCAAGAAGGCGTGCGCTTTGGCGCGGAACTTGGGGCAGGCATCCTGACCCCGTCTAAGCTGCTGCTTACCGGCGTGGACTTGGCTAAGACAGGGGTGAAATCCGCTACCGCAGCTATGCAAGGCCCGCAGCGCACGGACAGGCTAGAAGGCAAAGCCGCTAACCTGCTGCTTGATGCCTTGGAGAAACACGGCACGGATCCGGATGCGCTGATTCGTGCGCTTAGGGCGCAGATCCCGTCAAACGTGCCGACACCCACTTCGGGGCAGAAGACGGGCAGTCAGGCGCTGATCGATCTAGAAGCCTCGCTGTCCGCGCACCACGCACAGTTCGGTGGCGAGACGAAGGAGCAAGGGCGCAAGGCGATCCTGGCTTATCAAAACTTGATCAGCCGACTGCAGGATTCCGGGAATCCAGAGCTATTCCGTGTTGCCGCGCAACTTCGCGACAACGCCTTCAGAGCAATGCTGGACAATAGGCTGTCCGCAGCGGATCAAACTTCGGCCGCGGCAATTGCAAAGATCAGCCGGGATACCCCAGCGGCTCGTCGGCAGATCGGCGAGATCGTTAAAGGCAATACCGAAGAGGCGCTCCGAGAGGCCCGGGACTTTGAAAGTAAACTGTGGAATACCGCGATCAGGGATCTGACGCGGCCAACATCTACTGTTTCGTACCAAACCGTACCGATGCGAGGCAATGAGGCATCGAGGATTTTCGATCAGACCGGAAGATGGCCGACTGAACGGATAAAATCCACTGTAGTTACGGCTCCGTCGCTCATTCCTCAGAACACTATTCAGGATTTTCTGAACCGTGCTGCTGAGATTGGTCCAGCCCTGTACGAGTCTTCCATTGCAGCGCCCGCGCGCCTTGTGATGGAGGCCTTTGGCGTCGACAAAGACGCCGTGCAGCGCTACAAGCTTGGGCAGATGACCCAGGAATACATCGATTCGGGCGTAGTGCCTGCTAACTTTCTGCCCAAGGCGAAAGAAGTTCCTGTCGGGGAATTGGTCAATTACCGATCCACGCTCCTGAAGATGGCGCGTGAAGCCGCAGGAAATAACGAGCCCATCAACGCTAATCTCTACGGCAACATGGCTGAAGGCATGCTGTCCGACCTGAGCTCGCTTAACAACGCCGCCTTCAACGAAGCACGATCCTTCTCTCGCGCACTTAACGACGTCTTTACCCGCACCTTTGCCAAGACGGCATCGGAAACCGGGGATGTCACTAGGGCAGGGGCACAACGTATGCCCGCCGAGCTTCTGGTAACTAAAGCATTCGGCTCGAATGCGGACGTCACCGCGATGCGCATGGAAGAGATTGAGGGCGCGGTCAGGTTCATGCGTACTCAGTACGACAATGCCGTTTCCCAGTTCGGCAAGAATAGCCCTCAGGCACAGGCGCTTAAGCCTATGGCGGACGCGGCACAAGGACGTGTCGCGTCTGTTTTGGATGCGCAGACCCGGGTGTTGCGTTTGGCCGCTGCCGAATCCGTGGAGACGGTCTACGATCAGGCCAAAGGGACGTACGTACAGAAGCTCAATTTCCCCCGTCTGACTAAGTTCACCCAGCAAAATGCCCCGCTGCTGGAGAAGCTTGGGATCATGGGGGATCTCAGGGATGCCGCGCATGCGAGCAATCTACTCACCCAGGTCAAAAACCAAAACA